CTGTACGAGCCGGACCAGATTTGGCATTGCAAGTCGCATTTGGCCCGGGCCGGCTGGCCTTTGGGTCGGGGCATCATCGACTCCATGTCGGACGCGGTGTCGATGGAGCAGGCCTTACAAAACTACGCGGCCAACTATTTCATCAACGGCGGCATGCCCTACGGCATCTTGAAAATTCACCGCCCGGAGATCACCCAGGCCCAGGCGGATCAGGCCAAATCCGATTGGATCGCCAAATATTCGGGGGCGCCGACCCCGGCCGTGCTCAACGAGCTCACCGACTTCACCCCGTTGGCGTACCGGCCGGTCGACTCGCAGATGATCGAATCCCGCCAGCACGGCCTGATCATGATGGCCCTGGCCTGGGGTATACCGCCGTCGAAGCTGGGCGCCTCGGTGGGCGGCGGCACCTACCGCAACGCCCAGATGGAAGAAGTGCAGGCCCGCAACGACGCGGTGGCGCCCTGGACGACCCTGCTGGAGCAGGCCATCAGCCTGGACTGGCTGCCCCGCGGCCAGAAAGCCGAATGGGATCTGGGGGCCAGCCTGCGCACCGACACCCTCAGCCAATACCAGGCCTACCAGGCCGCCATGGGCGGGCCCGGCCCGCAGTCGGCGTGGATGCTCCAAGACGAGGTGAGAGCCCAGAACAACATGGACCCCATGGCCATCGTCGCCGCCCAGGTGGCCAAGGAGGTGGCCGCGGCCGGTGTGGAGGCCGTCGCCGAACTGCCGGCCGTCCCGACCAACACGCCGCCCCGCCCGGGCGGCCCCGAGACGGCCACCCCGTACCCGGCCGGGGACACGGTGCCGGCCCCGCCCGCCAACGCCGGCCCGCCCGGAGGTAAATGAGATGACAGATTTACGTGATGTGTGGTCGACGGCGATGGTCAACGACTTTCCCGACAGCAGTTTTCTGCTGGTGTTCACCGACGCCAAAGGGGTCAAGCAGCGCATGTTCCCGGTCAAGGACGCCTCCGGCAAACCGGATGCCGCCCACATCCGTAACGCCCTGGCCCGCATCCCCCAGGCGTCGACCATCACCGCCTCCCAGCGCATGGAGGCCATGGCCAAGGCGAAGAAGATGGCCGCCGCCCATCCTGACATCGGGTCGGGGTCGGGGGCCGGCTATGAGGGGTCGGCCGGGTCGGGCCGGTCGCTGCCGCCCGACGCCCTCGGCTACCAGCAGCGCACCTTCCCGCTGGTCATGGAGTTGCGGGCCGGCGACGGCCGCACCCTGTACGGGCGGGCCGTGCCCTATCACGTCATCGGCCAGGTCGACGGCGGCAAATATCAGGAGCGGTTCCTGCCCGGGGTGTTCTCCCGCCAGCTGGCCGCCTCGCCCAACGGGTTCATCAAGCTGTACGACTCCCACGACGCCCGGCTGCGCGGCCAGCCGCACGTCGGCAAAACCGAGATGCTGCGCGAGCAACCCGACGGCCTGTACGGCGAGTGGCGCATGATGGACACCCGGGCCGGCGACGACGCCCTGACCATGGTCCGCGAAGGCGAGATCACCGGACTGTCGATCGGGTTCAAACCGGGCGAGGGCGGCGCCAGCCGCAAAACCGCCGACGGGGTGGTGGAACGCCTGGCCGGCCATCTCGACCATGTGGCCCTCACCGCCGAGCCGGTCTACCCCGCCGCCGCCGTGCTGGCCGTCCGCTCCCAGGTGACGACCCGCTACCAGGCCGAACGGGAGCGGCTGGGGTCGCTCATGGTTTAGGCTTGGTGCAGCAGCCGAAGCCTCGCAGCGCCGAAGCCGCCCCCGGTGGCGGAACCGGCCGGTAGTGGAACCGGTGACAGGGTGAGACATCCTGCGCCGCCGCGCCCTGGGCGCATCCCGACCTACGGGAGTGTTCCATGCCGAACCGTCATCTCGAGCGCCTGGGCGCCGACTACAACCAACTGTTGGGCCAGTTCGACGAGATCCTGAACCGCTGCGCGGCCGAGAACCGCGACCCCACCGACGCCGAGCAGGCCATCCTGGACGGTCTGACCGCCGAGGCCACCCCGGTGGGCGAACGCATCGTGGAGCTGCGCGCCATCGAGGATCGCCGCACCTCGACCACCGCGGCGTTGATCAACCTGCCCGACCGGGGCGAGCCGACCGGCGAACCGCGCGCCGTCGTGCAGGTCCGCTCCGAGGCCGAGGTCTACCGCAAACCCGACGCCTCCCTGGAGGTCCGCCAATCCTTCTTCCGGGATCTGCTGCACGCCCAACGCGACGGCGACATGGAGTCCCGCTCCCGTCTGGAGCGCCACACCGCCATGGTCACCCGGGCGGCGTCGACGACCGGCACGTCGGGCGGCACCGTCCCGCCGACGTGGCTGTTCGAAGAGTTCGCCCTGATCGCCCACGGCGCCCGGCCCACCGCCGACACCATCCGCCGGATAGGCATCACCGACGCCAACCCGGTCACCGTAGGCCAGCAAACCTCGCCGGGGGCGGTGGTCGGCGTCCAGGCCGGCGAGAACACGGTGCCCGTCGACGGGTCGTTCACGTCGGTGCCGTTGACGGTGACCCCGTCGACCTACACCGGCAAAGTGGACGTGTCCCGCCAGATGATCGACGGGTCGAACCCGGCCGTCGACAGCCTGGTCTACACCGACATCATGGGCGCCTACAACGAGCAGATCGAGACGGCAGTGTGGACGGCCATGAACGCCCTGGTCGGCGCCAACATCGCCGCCAATGTCACCGTGGACATGACCACCGCCCCACCCCAGCAGCTCCCCGACGGGGTCATCATCGCCGGCACCAACGTGCGGATGAAACGCAAGATGGCGCCGTCGGTGGTGTTCATGTCGGAGAACACCTGGGGTAATGCCATGATGCAGAAAGACACCCAGGGCCGGCCCATCGTGGTCGCCAACTGGGCCGGGCCCATGAACGCTCGAGGCCTGGGCGACGCCATCATGTATAACCAGGTGGCCGGCCAGATCGCCGGTGTTCCCGTCGTGCCCACCTGGATCGCCGGCGACATCGCCTACGTGGTCAAAGCCGACGACGCCCTCCTCCTCGAGAGCTCCACGTTCAACTTCCGCTACGAAGAGGTGCTCGGACCTGAGAGCATCCGTCTCGGCGTGTGGGGTTACGCCGGCGTCGTGTTGAACCGCTACCTGATGGCCTGGGCCCGTATCACCGTGGTCCCGCCCACCGTCGGACTGCCTTTGGTCACCGAAACCGAACCCGCCAACGACGCCGAAATCGTCGAAACCCGGTCGAAGAAGTAACCGGAGGACCCTGCGGATGGCGACGACCTGGCCGGTGCTGCAAGACGTCAAAAACTATTTGCGGCTGGCGGATACCACCGATGACCCGGTGGTATCCGAGCAGCTGGCCGCCGCCATCCAATGGGTCACCAACCGGGTCAACCTGCAGTGCGTGCCCGGTAGCGCCACCTTCATCCCGCCGTTCTCTGATGCTCTGTTCTCGGTGACGGTCATGGAGGCCGGCCGGCTGTACCGCCGCCGGGACTCGGTCGACGGGACTATCGGCTGGGGGGACATGGGCCTGGTTCGGGTCGGGCCCAGGGATCCCGACATCGAAACGCTGATCGCCCCCTACCTGAACATCGTGTTCGGGTGAGCTGGAACCGGTCCACCGTGTCCGCCGCTTTGGTGAACATGCTCGGCTCGGCCACCGGAGTGACCGTCCATCCCATCCCGCCCGAGATCGTCAACCCCATGTGTGTGGTCGTCTCCCGACCCACCACGGTGGCCTATTCGACGGTGGCGCCCACCGTCGACGAGGCCACCCTGCCGCTGGTCATCGTGGGCGGCCTGGAAACCGAGGACCGCATCGAAACGCTGAAGCAGGCCTGCCGGACCGCCATCCAGGCTGATCCCACCCTCGGCGGGAAGGTGCCGAACTGTTATCCGACCGAGGAGCGCAACTGGCGCAACGTGACCGGCGCCGGCGGCATCCAACTCCTGCTGGTGGAACTGATTTTGATCGTCCAAATGTAAAGAAAGGATCCCAACCATGGCCGCTACCGCCCCGCCCGCCCCGCCGGAGGTGACCCTGACCGCTGCCGGTGACCCGGTGGCGCCGCCGGCCACCCCGCTCATCCTGAACGACGGCTATTTCGAGCTGGGCGGCGTCAACCTCAGCTGTTTGGTCAAACACCTCGAGGCGCCGTTCGCCGAGAACAAGCCGGTCACCGTTACGACTTTCTGTGCCGAGGTGGACTATCCGGGTGTGACCAAATATCACCTGCGGGCCACGCTGTACCAGACGTTCGATCCGGGCGCCACCTTCGCCACCCTGAACGCCGCCTTGCAGGCCTACAACGCCTCGAACACCCCGGTGAACTGGAAGGCCCGGGCCCACGCCTCGAGGGTGCCGTCGGCCAATAATCCGATCATTTCGGGCATGGTCATACCCCAGCCGTTCGATTACATCGTCGGCGACGCCGGCGCCGCGGCCGAGGTGGTCATTGACTGGCTGCTGACCGGGGCGCCCAGCGTCGACAACGGGTCGGTGGCGGCCACCGGCGCCCAGTCCGGGGCGCCCGGTTACTACACCCCGTCGGGCGCGAACGTGCCGGCCAACCTGGCCGGCCTGACCGGCGTGACGGCCACCCCGGTGGCGGCCTGGGCTACCGGCAGCTACGTGATCACCGCCGACCTTTTGGCTAACCACTGGTCCGGGTCGGCCTGGGCCGCCGGCAAAGCCTGACATGGCCGCCAGCTCCCCGCAGGTGCAGGTGGTCGGCCTGCGGGCCCTGTCGCGCGATCTGGCCAAAATGGGCGCCACCTCGGGCCCGCTGCTCAAAGCCATGCGCCAGGCCGGCGCCGCCGCGGCCGAGCCGGTGGCCGCGGTGACCCGGAGTTCGCTGCCGCAGGTGTCGGGCCGGCTGGCCGGCGACGTGCGGGTTACCGCCACCCGGACCGGGGCCGGGGTGCGCATGGGCCGCAGCTCGATCCGCTACGCCGGCTGGGTGGAGTTCGGCGGGCGGCGGCGGGTGCCGGTCGATTCGGCCCGCGACTACAACCCGAGAGGCCGCTACCTGTTCCCGCACGCGGTGCAGTTGGCGGCCCGCTCCGCCGAACTGTACGCCGCCGCGGTCACCGAGGCCGTCAACCAGTTCCACTGGACCAACCAGACCGCCGACGAGGGGAGTGTGCATGAGTGAACTCGACGCCGCCGAGGTGGCCCTCGAACCGCTGCCCGACACCGTCACCTGCACCATGGCCGAGCTGGAGGCTTTCGCCCGGCGGCTGCCCTCGGCCCGCATCTCCGACCAGCTGGACCGGCTGGGCACCTCCTTCGGGGAGCTGGTCGCCACCGACGCCGGCAAGGAGCGCTACGCCGCCTTCCGGCTTTTGATGCGGGACTGGCCGGAGCGGGACATCACCTCGCTGTGGTTGCACTCCTGGTTCGTGGAGATCGAGGTGACCCAGATGGACCCTACGCCCGCCGCACCGCCGACGGCATCGCCTCCTTCTGCGCCTTCTATCACTGCCTCCCCCGAGACGTCGACGAGCTAACCCCGGAGATGCTGTCGGCCATGGTGCGTCACATGCGAGCCGAGGCGGCCGCCATCGAGGCCGCCTCCCGCAAGAAGCGCTAAATGGCCGGCCCGTCGGTTGTCGTCCGGGTCCTGGGCGACCTGTCCAGCTTTTCGAAGAGCCTGACCTCGGCCGGTTCGACTGGCCAGTCCGCCTTTTCGAGGATGCACGCCGGATTCTCGACGATGGTCAACACCATCAACCAGACCGGCATCCTGGGCCCGTTCGCCGGGCAACTGTCGGCCATAAACGACGCCATCGGCAGCCTGGGCGAGCATGCCAAATCGGTGTCCGGGGTCATGCTCGGGGTGGGCGGGGTCATGACCGGGGTCGGCTCCGCCCTGTCTGCGTTCGGGTCGAAAGAGAAGGCCGCCCACCAGCAGTTGCAGGCTGCTATCGCCGCCACCGGCCACTCCTACGAGCAGTACGGAAAGCAGATCGAGGGCGCCATCCACCACGAGGAGAACTACGGGCACTCCTCCGAGCAGACCCAGCAGGCGCTGCAAGCGTTGACGATGGCCACCCACGACCCGGGCAAGGCGTTGCAACTGTTGGGCGAGACCACCGACCTGGCCGCGGCCCAGCACGAGGACCTGGCCTCGGCCGCCTCCGCGGTAGGCAAAGTTTTCAACGGCAATACCAAACTTTTGAAGCAGTACGGCATCACCCTGGACAAGCACACCCACTTGACCAAGGACGGCCAGACCGCCACCCAGGCCCTGGCCGTGGTGCTCAAAGGGCAGGCCAGCGCGGCGGCGAACACCTTCTCCGGTCACCTGGACGCCATCAAAACCAAAATCGAGGACCAAATATCCATGTTCGGCTCGAAGTACGGGCCGGCCATCCAGGGCATCGGTATCGCCTTCATGGCCCTGGCCTCGGTCATGGAGGTCGGCTCGGCCATCATCCAGGCCGCCGAATGGGGCGCCTTCTGGCCCATTCTGCTGATCGTGGCCGCCATCGCCCTGATCGGGGTGGCCGCCTACGAGATGTACAAGCACTGGAAAGAGATCTGGGGGTTTATCAAAAAGATCATCTTCGACGTGTGGGATTGGATCAAAAACAACTGGCCCTATCTGCTGGGGGTGTTGCTGGGTCCGATCGCCCTGGCCGCGGCCATCATCTATAAACATTGGCGGGCCATCATGGCCGGCGCCAAAATGGTCATCGACTACATCGTCGCCATCTGGAACGACCTGGTCACGTTTTTTACCGGCATCCCGGCCCGCCTGTACGCCGCCGCTTCCGGCGCCTGGAACTTTCTCTACAGCGAAGCCCAAACCGTGTACGGCTGGGTGGCCGGGGTGTGGTCGGCCATGATCAACTGGGTGGCCGGCATCCCCGGCGACATCGCCCGGGCCCTGTCGGGCCTGTGGAACTTCATCTCCGCCCAGGCCAACGCCGTGTACGGTTCGGTGCAGGGCATCTGGAATGGCATGATCCGCTGGATCAGCGGCCTGCCCGGTGCTATCGCCCGGGTGGCCGGCGGCATGTGGAACGGCATCTACAACGCCTTTAGGGGGATGATCAACGGGATTATCGACCTGTGGAACATGCTCCACTTCCAAACCCCCAGCTTCAAGTTGCCGTTCCCGCCGCACACCTCCTTTCCCAGCGTCAGTATCGGCGCCCCCCACATCCCGCATTTGGCCCAGGGCGGCCTGATGACCGGCTCCGGCCTGGTGTTCGCCCACGCCGGCGAGGTCATCACCCCCGCCCCCGAGGCGG